AATTGATGCTAAAAAATCATATATGGATGTAATGAATGAAACAGCTTTAAGTTTTAATTCTTCAAATGTACAAACATTTAATCCTAGACAACCTGGAGTTGATCCTATAAATGGAAATTTACCTGCGGGTGAATTAAGTATGGATCAAATAAGGGGTTTAATAAAATAATAAATGGCTTTTAGTCCTAGAAAAATATCACCTTTAGATTTAAAACCCAGCACAGGTATTGGGGTATCCTTACCCTTTTCATCTGCAACAGCTTTTAAAACTACTTTTACTACAAAAGATGCAATCAAATCTAATTTGATTAATTTTTTCTTAACTAATAAAGGTGAAAGGTTTGAAAATCCTTCATTTGGGGGCGATTTACGTAGATTTATTTTTACACAAATAACAGATGGAAATTTAGACTTTTTGAAAGAAGATATTCAATCTAAAGTTTCACAATTTTTCCCTAATGTTATAGTTAAAGAATTATCTGTTTTTCAAGGTCAAGGAACTCAAGAACAACAAGTTACAGTGAAAATGGTTTACAATGTAGCAAATACTAACACAACAGACTCTTTAGAAATACTTTTCAACTAATGGCTAAAAGCAGAGACATAAAATATATAAACAAAGATTTTGGTGCTTTAAAGCAAAGTCTAATTGATTATTCCAGAACATATTTCCCAACAACATATAATGATTTTTCCCCTGCTTCCCCAGGTATGATGTTTATGGAAATGGCAGCTTATGTAGGTGATGTTCTTTCATTTTATTTAGATAATCAATTACAAGAAACTTTTTTACAATTTGCTCGTCAAGAAAATAATTTATTTGAGTTAGCTTATATGTTTAGTTATAAACCTAGAGTAACAGGAGTTGCATCTACTACTATGGATTTTTATCAGCAAGTACCAGCTATAGAAAGTGGTTCTGGAGATTATGTTCCTGATTATTCTTATGCTTTATTTATAAATCAAAATTCTTCAGTAAAGTCAACAAGTAATAGTTCAGTTTCATTCTTAGTTCAAGATGATTTAAATTTTGCATCATCCGGATCTATGGATCCAACAGAAGTAACTGTCTATTCAGTTGATGGAAGTGGTGATCCAACTTTCTTTTTATTAAAAAAATCAAGAAAATCTATTTCAGCAACTATTAATACTACAACAGTTTCCGTAGGTGCCCCTCAATCATTTTTTACAACTACTATTAATGATTCTAATATTATAGAAGTTTTAGATTGCTTTGATTCTGATGGTAATGAATGGAGTGAGGTAGAGACTTTAGGTCAAGAAACAGTTTTAGATACTGTAAAAAATTCAAATGCTTTTGATCCTAATTTCACAGCAGACTCAGGTGATGTTCCTTATCTTTTGAGGTTGAAAAAAGTTCAAAGAAGATTTGCAACTAAATTTATTGACTCAGGGTCAATGCAAATTCAATTTGGTGCAGGTAAAACAACAGATGATGATGAAAGTATTATTCCAAACCCTGATAATGTTGGTATAGGGTTACCTTATGAGAAAGTAAAATTAAAAACGGCATTTTCACCTACTAATTTTATATTTACTAATACTTATGGCATTGCCCCTTCAAATACAACCTTAACTATTAGATACCTAACAGGTGGGGGGGTAGAAGCTAATGTACCTTCTAATGATTTAACCACTTTAACAGCTAACATAGAATTTTTAAATAGTAATTTAGATGCGACAACTGCACAAACTATATTTAATTCTGTAGCTGTAACTAACCCTACAGCCTCTAGTGGTGGTGGAGATGGTGATACAATAGATGAAATAAGACAAAACGCTCTATCTCAATTCGCTACCCAACAAAGAACAGTAACAGCTGATGATTATTTAGTTAGAGCTTTAAGTATGCCTTCTAATTATGGATCTATTGCAAAAGCACATATTACTCCTGTTTCTTTAAAAGATTCACCTAATGCTGAAAATACTCCAATTTTAGATTTATATGTTTTAACTTATGATCAAAATAAAAAATTAGCAACCCCTTCATTAACATTAAAACAAAATCTTAGAACTTATTTATCTGAGCATAGGATGATAGGAGATGTAGTTAATGTTAAAGAAGCTTTTATTGTTAATATAGGTGTTAATTTTGAAATTATAGTTTTACCTAATTATAATAGTAGTGAAGTAATTTTAAATTGTATTAACTCTTTAATAGAATATTTTAACATTGATAAATGGCAAATTAATCAACCTATAATTTTAAAAGAATTAAATTCATTATTAGATAGAGTAGAAGGAGTTCAAACTGTTGATAATATAGAAATAATAAATAAAGTAGGTGAAAATCTAGGTTACTCAAGATTTGGATATGATATATTAGGAGCAACTTCTTCAAGAATTGTATATCCTTCTTTAGACCCTATGATTTTTGAAGTTAAATATCCTACCACTGACATCTCAGGCAAAGTTGTATCATTTTAATATTTATAAATAAAAGATGGCTGTATATAAATTATTTCCAAGTAAAGATACAACTATATATTCCTTATTTCCTTCAATGAATACAGGATTAGATGAAATCCTTGAAGCTACAACTACAACATTTGGGGCCAATAATACTATAAACCCCCAAGTAAGTAGATTTTTAATCCAATTTGATCAGTCAGAAATAAATAATATTATAGATAATAAGATATCAGGTTCAAATTTTGATACTTATTTAAATTGTTTAGTTTCAACTGTAACAGGTTTAACTTTAAGTTCTTCAATTGTAGTTCACCCTTTAGCTAAAGAATTCCAAAATGGAACAGGAAAATATTTAGATAATCCATTAACAGAAGATGGTGCTAGTTGGAGATTTTCTGATTATTCAGGAAGTACAGTTTGGACAACAGGTATTTTTGATCCTAATACAACAGCTTCATACAATACAACATATGGTGCACCTATTGGTGGTGGTTTATGGTATATAACCGGGAGTAGCTTTAATCCAATTATTTCAGCTTCCCAGGATTTTTCTTTATATCAAAGTAAAGATTTAAACTTAAATGTATCTTCTGCTGTTAAGGAATGGTATAGTGGGAGTTTATCTAACTATGGGTTTATTTTAAAACAACCTGATAGTGATGAATTTGTTAATAATAGTGAATATCAAGTAGAATTAAAATATTTTTCTAGAGATACCCATACTATATATCCCCCTCATTTAGAATTTAGATGGGATGATTCTAGTTTTAATACAGGATCTTCATCAATTACAACAATTACATCTTCCCAAGCATATTTTTCTTTACAAGAAAACCCAGGGGTATTTAATGAAAATTCTGTAAATAGATTTAGAATATTTTCTAGACCTAAATACCCAGCAAGAGTATACCAAACAGCTTCTTTAAATTCCACTAATTACTACCTCCCAACTTCTGCTTCTTTTGCTTTAAAAGACTTGGATACTAATGAATATGTTATTAATTTTGATTCTACTTATACTAAAGTAAGTGCTGATTCTGAATCTAGTTATTTTGATATTTACATGAATGGTTTAGAACCCGAAAGATATTATAAAGTTTTAATATCATGTAGTTTAGGAGGAAACCAATTAATTGTAGATGATGGTATGTATTTTAAAGTAAATAGAGAAGGATCAAATTTTGGTAGCTATGGTAACCAATATTAAAAATGGAAAAAAATATAAAATTAAAGGCTAGTGTTTTTGAAAAAAATCAATATAAACAAAATATTGATACGACTTTTTCTCAATTAACTAGTTCTTTAACTACAACTACCTCTACCTCTTCACTTAGTATTCCTGAATTTTTTGATAAGTACAATACTTTATTTTTTGATATTCCTAGGACTGGTAGCACTAGTTTATCAGTTTTACCTTCTGGGTCTCATGCCCTAATAGCTAGAAATTTTAATCCCGTAGATGATCCCACAATCCAGGATTTATTGCAACAAATTAATGATATTAGAGAAGAAATATTAAGCGTAAATTTACAAATCCTAGAAATTTCAGACCCTGAATTCGTAGAATTAAACCCAGATGCAGCTGAAGAAGGTGCTGTAAGTAGTGCTTCAAATATTAATTTGGATCAAAACAATAATAGTGATTACCAAACTCAAGGATAAAAAATTATGGCCGAGAAAATTCAATTAAATGATCAAGTTTTTAACAGGGATCAATATGTAAAAACCATTGATACTAAATTTTCTGAATTTGGGGTATCTCCTGTGGCTGACCCAATTGACCCAGGTTATACTATTTATGATTTTTTTAAAGACTATAAAAGATTATTACCTTCCATACCTGATGAAGGTGAATTTAATTCTAAACAGTATTTAATTCAAAGAAGTGGAAATTATGTTTATGAAGAAGCTATTAATAACACTATAAGTGAATTATTTTTAGAATTAACGGAGTTAATAGAAACACTTGTTGCAAAACAACAAGAATTAGCTGAGGTTCAAATCAATGCTGCTACTGAAAACTTAGGTTAATAAATTTTAAAAAGCTAATATTTAGAACCATATGGCTATAGTACAAAACATCACATCATTAGATCCGGTTACATTAGAATATCAAGATTATTCTGCAGATGACACTACATTAATCTCAAGTTCTATCTTTACCTCAACCTGGTCAGATAATAAAGATTATATAGAATATTATGTTTATAATCTTAATGGGGATGTTATTGAATCTGATCTTGATCTTCAAAATTATTTAAGCACAAAGGAAGGTTTATTAATCAACCCTGATGAGGATATTCAAAATATAGGATTTACAGAAGGTACATTTAATACTTTATATAATTTTTATAACCCTTTACTTTCTTCAAGTATTGATATAAACTATTACATTTCTCAAATATCCTCAGACAGAACTGAATTAAAAATTAACAGGGCCTCAAATTTCCGCGGGTTATAATGCTTTAAAACAAGTTTTATCTACTGCTGATTATTATAAAGATTTCTTTTTAAATTTTGGTGATAATAAATTAGTTATAGCTAATAATGCTTTAATTGACAATTCAGATTCCAATAATATTGGAATTTTTATTAAACTGTACGAACCTTTACCTGCGGAATTTGATATAAAAAATAACTTATGGGTAGTAGATAAAGTAGCTGATTCTGTAGCATATCAGATAGAATTACGAGATGATACAGTTTTTACACAAACAAATCCTTTATTACGAGGACCTAATTTTAATTTAAAAATCCAAGATGAAGTAAACAATCCAT